ACCCCTCCATAACCGAGATTAAACAACTTGAATTCAAGCGGTATATACCTCAACTGTTTTGTAATCACTCATGGCTGAAGGAAATTTCACTCTGACTGGTCTCACAACTGCTCTGACGCTTATTAATCATCTCCTTACTGTTTCTGCAACTAACTTCAAGGCTGCAGCTAAAGCAAATGCGAGATATTTCGCATATGATGGGTTTAATGCGAATGAAATTCTGAATGCTTTCATCACCATCTTTCTAACAAACACTAATAGTGATGATGCTTTGCAAGATTTGTGTGATATAGTAAATGTTGGATTGACTAGAGGGAACATTCGAGAGGATCAGCTGAAAAAAACATCAAAAAGAGGAAAGGAAAGAATTGAAGAACTATCGAAGAAATACAACATTAAAATTAAAAAGACAAAAAATGAAAGTTTTACCTTATCCAACTCAACATTAACTTTTACTAGATCCATATCTGTATTCCCTTATGTTGCATCACAGCTATTGGCCACCGGTTCTTGCATTCTAGAACAAAATAATTGCAAATTCGGAACTGATAGTCTACCTGCAGCATTTAAGCATTCAGGATTTGCAAGTTTGATTCCAAACATTGCTGATAATAACTACTGCCTTGTATTGTTTCAGTGTCATGTAGCATACATGATTAGTTTTGGAAAGAAAATTAATCCTGGAAACAAAGATGATGATTCAACTTGGTATAAAAAACAAAGTCAGTATTCTGTGGCAGCATGGAACAATTTAAGTTTATATAATAACGACTATAGAAAAACTGCATTCAAAAATCTTGGTCTTGATTCACATGGGAAATATGGTGAATTATATCTTAAAATTGTGAACAATTTAAGAAAGTCCATCAAGGGAGAAGAAGTTAAGCCAGCAGATTTAAAGCCTTTTATTAAAGAGGATAAAGATCTGAAATGGTGAATAACAGATTTAATTAGGCTATTATATAAATATAAATAAAGAACTACTTTCCTTTTAAGTCTTGATTTAAATTAAATGAATGGGAACAAAAAATTAAAAACAAAAATGGAAAACAAAAGGAGAAAAGAGAAAACCAAAAAACAAAAAACAAAAAACTAAAAACTAAAACAACTTTTCCTTAATGAAGAACTACTTTCTCTTTGATTCTTGATTCAAACTAATCAAGATAAGTAGGCAGCCTTAACTGGTTCAAGAGAAGTAAATAAAATAAAGAACAATTAAAACCCAAAAACCAAAAAAACAAAAAACAACCATTAGGCATTTTACTGCTTTTTGAGTCTAATGGCAAAAAGAGCACCATTGAAAGTGGTGACGAAAAAAATTCAGGTAATGCTGGCACAAAGACCCAAAGCAGTAGATCTCTTCAACATGGTGTATGACAATCATGATAATCAAATGTCAACAAATATTGTTGGCATTACTTTGGTTATTATGATTGTTGTTCACTGGTTGAAGTGGAGGGGGT